CGCAAGCTCATGCGTTTATATTTGAAACCATGTCTTACACCCATGTTGAATACAGATACCGCCTTTGCGTAAACTGTTTCTGGTTTGACGTCAATCACGTCTGGGTTTAGCCTGTGTTCTCTTTCAGTTTGCCAGTTTACAGCCCCATAGCCCCGGTTTACGAGTGTGTTCAGCTCGAACAACTCAGTGAGATCTAGTATGTCACGGGAGTGTAGCGCCTTCATCTTGATCGACACGTCCTTCAACCGGTCCATTGTCGTGCCCAGGTCGTCCGTCCACAAATAGGAACTGAAAGTCACAATCCTAGCCTGTGTTAGTCCAGCTACAACGACATATAGTAAAGCTGAAGACGCGAAGGCCTCCGTAACCCCTTTCATCGTCTTAAGGTTCTCTAACATCACACTGAACAGCTCACGTCTCGTTATGTCACGTTTAGCTATGTCCCAGATTTCTTCAGGTCGTAAATGGGTGTGATGCTCCCCGCTTACTGCAGCACGGTCAAACAGCCCTGGTTCTACACCTTCAAGTTCAGCCACCTCACGAGGTACTGTAGCAAACAGCCGACGTATCATCTGCGCCTTGTTATTTTTAGTGAAGTCATAACCGTCTACCTGTGAATACGCAGCAGAGACGGCCTGACGTATCTCAGGTGGCAAAGTATCGACATTCGTGTTTACGTCTAGGTAATATAGTCGCACGTCACCCAGCCGTTGACTATATAGACGCACAGACCCTTGACCTACATTTAACATAGTCAGTCCGTACCACGAAGATACATCATATTCAACATGCACTAACACATGGGTGGCCTTCGACCTCGTCACTACAGACAAGTATGCACCTCCGACAGCAACGAATACAGGAATGAACTTGCTCGATGCCGCCCGTAGAGACCTCGGTGCTCTACGCCCACCTTTCTGAGCCCTAACGGCTTTAGGTAGCGACGGATCGACGTTGTACAACGTGACCTCGTCACCCGGGCTCGGTCCTAAAGCCTGCATTCTGGGCGACTCTAGTCGCCGCCCACATCTGGTGCATCTTGTATCCCCGGCTC